TAAGGTATTCTGATAAAAATATAATTCAAGATCGTATAAATAATTTCCATAATTAATACGTTTAGTTATGTTTGGAGAAATTCTTATTTTTATATTTGGTTCTTCTTTGTATGTGACAGGAGTTGTATTTGGTACAGCACTCTTACCTTTTGTTAATGTAATATCTATTGGAGTGGCATTTGGTCTACCTGGTCGAGTTTCACCAACAAGTGACGGTGAGTAATCGTCACTTTCATAAATTTTATTAATTCCCACAATAGAACCGTTTACAGAACTTCTTACCTGCATTTTTGCTAAAACCAACATGTTAGTATACGGATCAAATAAATCTTCATATCCTTTTGGAATAGGTATTATGAATGGTGGAGAAGAAGTTGAATCACCTTTTAATACTACAACTTTAGAGTCTGTATCTCGAAAATGTAAATCTAACTTAAAACTAGATCCTTCTTGAACTTTTATATCATAATAGGCTGCTGGCATCGAAAGTTTTACCTCCAGTTGGATCTGACTGTTCTCCCGTATTTATACCACCTTGTGACGGATCTGCGCCTGGTTGACCACCAGCACCATCAGGAGGAGCACCCTGAGCCTGTGCAGCCTGTGCAGCGGCTTCTTGTTGTTTTTGTAATTGAATTGCTTGTTCTTCTGAAATTTCCTGATCCATTGTGGCAATTTCATCATCTGTTTGTTGTAGAAGATTTTTACGAATCCACTTATCAGAATAGAATTTGCCAGAATAATCTGCAACATCTCTTAGAATAGCAACACGATCCTTCATTATTTCTGCTTGCTTGGATTCTGCAAAATATGAATCTGTAGCAAAACGGAAAGAAATCTTTTGTTGCATCTGCTTCCAATCCTCATCACTCATAATTTGTTTGGATAATAATTGAACTCGTAAAAAGTTTAAAAATAATTCACTAAATTTTACACGCATACGATTGATAAATTTTGCAAACTTAAGTTCATCTCTAGTAATTTCTGAAGAACGACCCATATTGAAACCATTTTCTGCTTCAATACGACTAATAGGAATATTAAGAGATTTCAATAATTTCTTTTGAAAGTATAGAACATCTTCCATCTCTCCTAGATTTTGACCACCTGGTAGAGTTGAAATTTCTGTACCCTTGCCACCTTCACGTCGTGGCAACCAATAATCTTCCAACATGCTCATATGTTTACGATCATCTCGAATTTCACCAGTATTAGCATCATAAACAATTTTATTTCGGAATCTGTTCATCTGATCCCGTAAATATTGTTCTGCTTTATTTTTAGGCAAAGAACCAACGTCAATATAAAATACTCGTCGTTCAGGTGCTCTTGACCATCTGTAAATTACGCTGGCATCTTCCACCATGCGCAATTGATTCAGGGGTTTAATTGCCTTATGCAAAAATCCTGCTACTCGCTTGGTTCCATAATCATAAATTCCAGAATGAACGTAGTTGATACTATCCAAAGAAATTTTCAAACCCTTGACATCATATGGATTTGTTTTTTCATAATTAGAAAATACATAATATTCATCTGTTTGTTGAACAACAGGAATTGGGCCTAGTTTATTTGTTTTTTTAACTTCTTTAATTTTTCTAATAAGAATAGGATCGATTTGTCTAACTTCTTTTAAACCCTGTGTAGGATCATCGTGAAGAATATGATGGTAATATAATCTACCGTCAACATACCATTTTCTAAAAATATCTTGACCTTTTCTATTAAAATCTAAAAGATCTAAAATGGTTGAAAATTCTTCAAACATTAATTCTTTAATTTCAACAGGAATTTCAACCTTGTCCAAAACTAATTGAACAATTATTCCTTTAGCGTCTTCTGTTACTGCTTCGTTTACTACATCTTCAATTGCCATATCAACTTCGGCATGTAAAGACATTTCACGGTATTTTCTAATAAGATCCACGTCCGATTTGAGAGTTCCATCAATATCGACATAAAATCCTTGAAAACCACCAGCCTCAACAACACTAGAACCGTCTTCCACATTTTTTGGAACGAACGATTCAATATTGTCAATCGGTTTTTCTCTTTTTCCAAACGTAAACCCAAAAATATCAAATGCCATAATATAAATCCTTTTTTGTTAAAAGGGAATCAACCACTAAACCCGAATCCGAAACTATTTCCACCAGCCGTGGATATACCGAATCCTACACTAGTTTTGTTGTTGTTTCCAGCACCAAATCCACCACCACTACCCAGACCACCAAGACCTGCACCACTAGCCAAACCACCAATAGCAGCAGCTGCTGCACCACCAAGACCACCAGTGCCACCAAGACCTGCACCAGGAACCATTGCAACGTTTGTTTGGAACGGTGAAGAACTTGAAACAAAGTATGAATATTTAAATGTACATTGGAAATCAGATACCTGATCATTTTGATCGTAACCTAATTGCACCGCTGCAACATTCTCGGGCCAAATATCAAAGAATTGATAATATTTGACAACTTGATAATTTCGTGATAATTGAGCAACAGTTGCTGAACCAAAACCTGCTCTAGGATTTGGAATAGGAGTAGTATTACCCGAATATGTGTTAAACAATTCGTTCCAATATTCCATAACATTTCTTAAAGACATGTTTTGATCATTAAGAATATCAATTGTCCAATCCTCAAACTGTCTGTCTCCTGGGTATTTTGCAATACGACCAAGATAAGGAACAGCAACTTCCCCTAAGATTGAGGAAGGAAGTGTTGCAGATTTACATAAAAACTGCAACTGTGGAAGTGGTCCAACTGGACAATTCATAGTAACCGAATAAAGATTCGGTCTAGAACCACCATCGAATGCGGACATGAATGAATTAATTGATGAATCAGCCATTTAAGTTACTCCTTGTTATTCCTCTTGTATTTAGCATCATTTTATAAACTTATCCACCGAATTCCGCGAAAGTTACACCTGTTGGGGTTGCAACAAAATTGAGTCTTATAAAATTAATGCTTCTTGCTGGTGCTACAAATATATCAGCAACAAATTGATTTTGATCAACCACGCTGCCAGGATTGTTTGTTTCGTTACATACAACAGCATAAGAACTAATACCACGTTTTCCTTGAACTTCTCTCAAGAAAGGTTCAACCAATTGACTAAATTGTGCTCTTGTGAAAGCATCATTAAATTCAAACAATTGGAACTTGGCAGCAGTAGATATTGTTTTTTCTAAAACATTAAACAGTCTTCTAACATTGATACGATCAAAAGCACTTGCTTTTAATTGCAATGTCTTGTCACCAAACAGAATGGCTCCAGTTCCCTGAGCAGAAATTACAGGATTGATACCCGATTGGTACAACTTATCTCTGAAGGCTTTGCTAGGATTCCAAACCAATTTAACAATATTATTAATTCTTCCACGTTCGTAGCCTGCAGGAGACCACCAAGGATCTTTTTTAGTATCTGTTCTAACACAGCAGCCTGCAATATCAGCACACAGTGGAAGATAAAAGAATTTATCATTGTATCGGTCATATTGATATTTGGCATTACTATCCATAACACCGTATGAAGAAGATCCTATAATATTTCTATAAGCAGAAAGAACAGTATATATTGAACCTTCAGAATCAACATCTCCAGAAGCGTCTACAACATCTCCGCATTTAGCGGAAACAAATGCAATGCAATCCTGTCGTGCTTCTGCAATATTAACAATCATTTTTGCATTACTTGCAGAAAGGTTTCCTGCAATCAGAAGAGAAACATCAGATTCTTCTGGATTTTCAAAATTTTGAATAAACGATAAAACTTTAGCAGATTCAATATCTGGTGTATTGTTTTCAGTGTATGCAGTTAATTCGGCACCAGAAAGAGTATATGTTTGTAAATCTTCTAATTTTCTAAAAGAATTAGAAGTACTTACTGCGGTGCCCCATTGAGCATTAAATACTGAAGTATATAATGCAACCGAAGGGTTATCGCAAGCCCACACATATTCTGATTTATTATTTAAAACATTTTTCCAATAAATTGTTACACCTTCTGGACTTTTTGCGTCTAATGCTTTAGAAACATTTTGAAAAACTTCCAAAACAGTATTAACAGTTCCTGAAATTTTTCCACCAGCATCAATAACTAGAATATGAAATTCATCATTGGCATTTGGATTTATTTGACTTGCATAAGAAGAAGTGGTTGGTAATCCGTAAGCATCAATATAAGTATCCCATAAACCAGTTCCATCAGTAGGATTTGGATAAGGATCTGCACTATCGATCATTACAACTTGCAAAGAATTTCCTAAATTTCCTGGATATTTTGCAGCAATTTCAACTCCCCATACATCAGCATTTATTGTTTTTTGTATTTCGTAATTTTCTCTATTTTTTATTAAAATGCTTGTCAATCCCTTAGAATTTGCATTTTTATCATCTAAATAGGTTCTAACAACATTTAATTGACCACCGTATGAAAGAAAATTACTAACTAAGAACCAATCGATTTCATAACCAGTAGACGCTAATGGCTTACCAAAATAGGAAGTTAATTGTTTTTCTGTCTGAACCAATACTCTTTTATCTACTGGTCCCCATTGGAACACACCAACAAACCCAGCAGGAGTAGTGGCAATCGTTGGAATAACCTGTGTTAAGTCAAATTCTCTAATTTCTACGCCTGGACTCATTTGAAATGCCATAGTTTCTCTCCTTATACCTGTATTTTAGTCTACGGTTATGTATAAAAATCATTATTTCTATATTCCGCATCGTTCCAAACAGTACCAGAACTATCTATATTTTCTGATATATCAGGTCTTCCATCATCAATAATACCAAAGGGGGACATCTCATCTTCCATTTGTCGTATTTTTTCTTGAAATACAGTTTTTCTTACATCCATATTTGTAAGATCTTTAAAATAATTTTGTGTAGTTAGCCACGCAAATAAAACCAAGCACATAACAAGATCGTCATTATGACCAGCATCTGCCTCAAACGAATTATTCTTAGAAACAAAAGAAACAAGTTCTTGTATGATATGATAATCTGATATAAGCATCTTATTGGATTCAATCATAGACTTAAGCACAGAGCATCCTAGACGCTTTACAGCCTTTGTGGTACGAAGACCCAATTGAGTATGACCCGTACCAAACCCACCATCTAGGGTTTGACCCTTTCTACCTCTAATGGTAGAAACTAATAGGTTGTCGTATTCCATGTCATTATGTAACATATCAGCCACCTGACCACCAATGTCATTTATTTCTACTAAAACGTATGCACCATTATATTGCTGTGCTACTGGATATATCACACTTGGATAGACCATAGGAGATATATCATTATTTTTAAACGTTGCGGCAATTTTATAGGGGGCTTTTGTTATATCAACCACAACAAATGCGTGGTAGTCGCTTCCAGCACCTCTGGCGGTATCCACTGTCAACACATAGGTATGATTGTTTTCTGGATTTTTTGTATCAACCACAGGTTTTTCATAAATCTTTAATCCTTGTTCAGTTTCATGTACAGGTTTTTTGAAAACCATGGTTTTAAGTTTTTCAGGAGTAATAAGAGTATTTGTACTACCAATGAAATCGCATTCATGCTCTGTTCGGAATCTGTCTTCTCCAAGATTAGCCAATTCATTTTTATACCAGTTATCGTCTCTGCCAGGAACATCGCTCCAATGAACACTAATGTGTTTAAAACTACTTCTACCTTCTGTTGCTTCAATCCACAACTTATAATATAAATTTAATCCGTTTGGAGTTGAAATAACAACTAACTTTGAGGTTTTACCAGAAGATATTGTAGGAAACACTGAACTATAGAATTCGTTTGCAATATTTTCAGGAACGAAGGCAAATTCGTCTAATAGAATATAATTAAATGAACCTCCTCGGATAGCAGAGGCAGAAGTAGCAGATGCTATAACTTTTGATCCATTTTCTAGTTCAACAGAGTACTTGTTCCATTCCTTAATACCCTGCTGTAACCACTTTGGTAGATTTTCATATGCCATCTTTAAACGATCCATATGTAACTTGGCAACCTTTTCTTTATTTGCCAAAATACCAATAGTCTGATTTTCATTGAATAAAGCATGGTGAAGAATATCCGCCACAATGGTTGTAGATTTTCCGCACTGCCGAGGCATCTTTGCAATAACAAATCTATTATCACGAATCAGTCTGACAAGTTTTTCTTGAAACGGATAGGTTTCAAAATTTATTAATCCTTTATCAAGATTAACAATCTTTACATAGTTTTTCATAAAATAAACAGGATCTTCTGAACATTTTATATACTCTTCTACTTGTTCTGGTGTAAAATTTACATTTACATTGATCTTTTTAAGATTAGGATTACCCAAATAAGAATTCTTGTCACCAATCATAATTCGCCTTCAAGTTTTTGTATTTCTTGAACTTTACCTTTTAACAATTTTTGAAGATCTGCGGTACTTCCCACAAATATTGATTGATTTGTAATAGTACCTGCCGATTGATTGCCGCTATTTGATTCTTGTTTAATTTGTTTAAGTTCTTTATGTAATTGTAAAAGATCTTTATTAGCATCAGACACGCTTTTTATCAACTGAGATACTACTTCATATGCTCTAGGAGAATCACCTTCTGAAGCAACATGAAGAATTCCTTCTATTGCTTGCTGACCTTTGCTTATAATATCATAAAGATTTGTTCGAACTACTTCAAAATCTTTATCTAAATTTTCTTGTCTTGGAACTAACTTTGCTTCAAGAACTATTGGATTTTCTATAATATCACCAACAGTAGTTGGTAAATTAAATTCATCTTCTAATTTTTCATCAATTGATTTTTTGCCACCCATAATTATTCCTTTTAAACATATTCAGGAGGAGTAGAAACATTTCGTGTTATCCAACATCCTCTTCTTTTTGTAACATCACTATCTAAACTATTTATTGTTATTGTTGCTGGTATATCACTATCAGAACCAACTCTTTGCAATGTAACTGTTGAATTAGTATAGAATTTTTCTGGAGCCAAGGTTATTCTCCAAATATATAATCCACTTTTTTCTGTTTTTCCGCCACTAATGGTGTATTTTGTAAAACATTTACCTATTTCTAGACGATCAACTAATTGCGTAGTATCTCCTGTGCTATTAGTACATGGAATAGTTTTAGAATTTTTACTTAAATTTCTCCATATATCTAATGCGTTTTGTACATTTGACGTATATCCAGACTTAGCAATTTCAAATAATTGCAAATGACTACATCCACTAACAAAAATATGAAATAACATTTCGTACCAATATGCATTATCATTTCCCCAATTAAATCCATAAGCAACCCATGGTGCCCATGTTTTATGATAATTTATATTACTTCGTAGACTATGTCTACTTTCTTTTATATAATCTACAAAAATTTTGTACGCACCCTCATCATACATTTTTTTCCAAATTGTAGAATTCCATTTACGAGATACTAAAGAAGCAGGAGTTACAGTAGTACTAAGTCCATACGTACCTGTTCCTCCAGTAGTAGGGCCTGATATAATAGTTACAACATTACCTACTGTTGTATCAGGTATTTGACCACCAATAAAGGAACCACTTCCTGATAATATGTTAGTGACTGTAAGCGTAGTACCCGATACTGAACCTTCAAATTTTATTTCATCTACAGGAATTGAAACAGGATAACGAGTTAATGCTGCATTACCAGATTGTCCTCCGTATGGAACATCCAAATAACCAGACCATGTCCATTTTTCCCATTGATCATTTGGTGTAGCAACATATCCGCTTCTATAGGAAAAATCTTGCAACCAACTAGCAAGCGATTCACCATTATAAGCAGTAGGACCAGAGAACGTTCCTATTTTACCACCATATATCCAAAGATTTTTTGGGCCATAAATTGCACCATAGAAACTACTACCAGTAATAACATCTGATTGATACGGTAAAGCATGTGCCTGTATATTAGAATCCTGAGTATATGGAGTTTCACTTAATGAAATAGGTGCCCATTCATAATGTGAATATTTTACATTTTTAAATTCATCAAATTTTTGTAATGAATTACGACAGAATGTATTCATATAGTATATTTGCCAATTTAATACGGTATTTTCCCATGCTGGTATTAAATAAGAAACAATTGAATATGCGTTACCTGTAGTATTATCTGGGCCAGCACCTATGGTGTATGGAGGAGATATATATCCTTTATTATTTTGCGCATCTAGCAAACTGTAGCCGTTTCCCATATGTCCATTTCCAACGCCACCACCATATGGTGTCCAATAAGCGGTTGGATAACAATCTCCTGTAGTTTCGCTTCCTGTTGGGCACTTAGAAAGATTTAAATATGGTCGTAATAATTCTGCACAATCCGCAGTTGTATGAGAGTGACCAGAAAGTGTATTATAATTATCAATAAATTCTTGAGCAAAAGTTTTCCCTGTTACAGGATGTGGTTTAGTAGTAAATCTAACATCATTAAACATTGCTTTTAATAATCTAGAATCCCAACTATAAGTAAGAGGTTGTACACTAAAAGTTATAGATCCTGAAACTGTTGCTGCTGGTGATATTGTGAATGTTGTTGAATTGGCTGGATACGCAATACTAACTATTTTTGTTTCTCTTGCAATTGCTCCAGATCCAATACATTGAGATTTTACAATTGCAACAGGAGAACTTCCACCTAACATAAACTGATTGCTACCAGAAGTTAGTGTTGCTGTAGTACTTCCTGCTGTAAATGTTGCAGTATATTTTGAATCTCTTTTTCCTTCTTCACTACAAGGATAAGTTCTTGCACTGTCACCATTTAACATCCATTTTGAATACGTTTCTTTGTCATCCTGTGCATAATCAAAAGAAACTCCATCGGTTTTGCATTTATTTAAAAATGCAGTAAAAGAAGCAGCAGCATCAGAAGCATTTTGATCTGCCCATTGCGTTAAGAATTTTTTACCATTGTATGTAGTACCATCACTAGTTTCTTGATAATACATTTTAGTGGTTTCCATATATACTCCAATATCTCTCCACCAAGGAAAAAGACCAATAACTCTTCTCCCTGCTGGTATAGATGACAAGTACGTTTTAAATGTATTCCAATTGGTGTTATCTATAGGATATCCTAATTCATTTGAATTTCTTTGACCATTTTCACCAGTTATTCCTGGATATACAACTGTAGTAATTCCTTTATTAGTAGTGAATATACTATTTGTTGGATCATTCCTTCCAAAATCTACACCCCAAATTTCATAATCAGCAGAATTTACAGGAGTTGGTAGTGCTGCCATTTGTTTAGACGCAATATTTGAAAACTCACTAGATCCAAAACCATTTACACTCTTTACAGAGTAATAATAAGTAGTACCCATAACCAATTTTATGTCATTATCAATATATGATGTAGATATAGTGGATTGGTTAATAAGTGTCATTGCAGCGGTATTTGCAGATAATCCGCGATAAATTTCATAATTTGCAGCAGAATCAATATCACTCCAATTTATTTTAATATCTCCTGTTGGAGTATTAATACTTGTTGAAATTATTGGAGGTGCTATTTTTAAATGACCAAAAGAAACACCACTTGTTTCACCCTCTCCTAAAGAGCAACCAGCAGAAATTTTATAATAATATAAAGATGATCGGTTTAATCCCACATAAGAATCAAAATATGAATTAGATGGAGTTGTTGTTAAAAGAGTCATAGTACTAGGATCAGTTCCTCTATAAATGTTATAACTAGTCGCACCTGCAACAGAATCCCATGTGCTAGTAATACCTGTAGTATCATTTTTACTTGTTATTAAATTGATAGGTTGTTCTAATTTTCTCCAACCAGTAACTATGGCGGAATCGGGACTGTATCCATAACCATTGTGTGCCAACACTTCATATGCATGTAATACACCAGGAGTTGCGCCAGAATCATCATATGATGATCCTAAACCGCTTGTGATAAACATCATATCTCTATAAACATTATAAAAATCAATTGGTTGATTTGGATCTGTTGGATCCATATCAACAAAACCTAATGATGCAGGTAAAGTCCATGATATTGAAATTTTATCTGTGTATTCTCCATAAGATACTGTTATTCCTGTAACTGCATCTGGAACAGTTCCTGGTGCTTGTGTGGTAGTTGTTTCAAATCTACAACAATTACAATCATTATTACTAGACTCGTCTAATCCAGAAGGAGATGTAGCCACATCCCAACAATATGTTGATAAATCTTGACCAGTACATTCGCAGCATTGACGAGAAAACATACCTCCACTCCAAATCCATTCGGATTCTCCTGCATTACAACTACGTAAATATGGAGAAGCAGTAGTGGTAGATGTTGTTGATGTGGTTGAAGTGGTTGATGTTGGTGCTATAGTGGTAGTAGTTGTTGAAAGTGTGGTGGTTGTTGTGGTTGGTACAATAGTAGTTGTGGATGTTGTAGAGGTTGTACTTGTACTAGTAGTTGAAGTAATTGGTAAAGTTGTAGTAGTTGTGGTAGATGTTGTTGATGTAGTTGTCGGTGTAGGCACGTAAACATATGTGAATGCGTTTGATAAGGTAACTGATCCTGTTTTAGTTTGAACTGTGATATTTTT